AGCCAGAGCCAAATTGCTGTTTTCCTGACGTAACTGCTGAATTTCACGTTGCATTTCTCTCTTTTCTAACTCGCAGAATCCACTTTGGATGATTTGAGTTTGAGCGTCTATCTTACTTGACAAGATGTTAAACTGAGTGTTTGTGTTGCTTGTCAAAGTATTGGTCTGCTCTACCGTAGCCAAACGGCTATCACATCCCTGACGTTCAATAGCTGTACGGATATCGCAGCAGCAAGAAGCAAGCTGAGAACCGATAGCTGCACTATTGGACTGAATTGAGTTGATGATCTGTTGAGAGGAAAGACCTACCTGGTTACCAACTTGCTGAATCTGTCCTTGAATTTGGCAGATAGCATTCTGCAACTGTTGAGTAGAGCAGTTCAAAGAGCTAGCCAACTGGTTGATAGCTGTTCCGTTTCCTTGAATAGCATTCATCAATAATTCACGTCCTGCTTCATTGTTCAATTGAGCAGGGATTCCGTTTGCTCCATTGCCAAACCCGTTACCGAATCCGTTACCACCCCACAGGAAGAAGAGCAGGATAATCCAGATCCAATAACAACCAGCACCACCCCAAGCGTCTTGATTTTTGTTTCCATTCATCAAGGCAGCTACAAGATTGGGGTCTAATCCTTTATTCTGCAACAGTGCAGGAATCATTGACATAATACCTGCGCTTTCTCCAGCGGCAGGATTGTCGAACATAAAAATTTTGTCTGAACCCATAATATTGTAATTTAATGTGTGTGTATTATAACTCCCGTAAAGACTGCGCACTCATCTTTACGAGTGTAAATTTACAACATGGATTGCCTAAACAAAAATAAAAATTTCGCAGTATAACCTATTGTGTTTCAGATAGTTTAAACTTGTTAAAATAAGTTATTTGCTTGTGTGTTGTTTTTCCTATTCGTATATTAGCGCAATAATTTTAAAATAGAGGAATTGAAGATGAAAGAATTAAAAAAATGGAATAATAATCCAATAAAGATTACGTATTTAATACCTAGTGGAAACAAGTATGCTTATATAAAATTAGGTGACACTGTTGATCTGACGAACGGAACATATAAAATAACCGCTTTGGATAATGAAGAAAACATTTTCCAAGCGGTTAATATGGAGAATAAAGATGATTGTGTTACAATGTATGCGTATGAGGTTGTCTAGCTTTTAGTCTTGTATTTGCCCCTTGACTTCTTTGGACGTATAAGCCCGTTGTTTTTAAGAGCATCCAATGTTTCTTTCAAATAAACGGGTTTTGTCATTCCTTGTACTCTCACGGGAGATAATAACGGTTGTACGGGATGAAACTTAGTGCCTTTGTATGTAAGCCTTGCAAACTCGGTGTCACTCACATCAAGATACTTTATGGCATTTTCTCTATCAAAATAAGACGGTATGATAGTTGATTTGTTTATTGCGTCAGTAAGGAAGTTGAACTGTTCCGCATCAACATTCGAGTTTCCGCTTTTCAATGCTAGAGATATTCCGTCAAGTAAGGAAGCTAATATAGTGTTATAATTCATGCCCATGACTTACTCGATAGATGATATGTTTGCTGTTCCCGTAACACTTACCTTGCTTCCTGGTGTGACTGAAAAATATTCCACCGTTCCTGCCGGGAGAAGCATTCCTGTTGGTGCTATTCTGCTTGATCTGCTTTTCGTTTCCTGTACCAATGAGATACGGCATCCATCCGATGTCGCTACTCTTATAAGGTTTGACAATGCTGTGTATTCCTTGTCGGTTACATCTTCCGATGCTGATATTCTTGCAGCTACGATACCTTTTAACGCTTCATCCTTTGAAGCGTTTTTGGTGGAGAAATACCCACCTATCTGTTGTTTATCATTGTTCTCCATATCCTTTCAAGTAAGATTGTTTCACACTTTCGGCAAACTCGTTCAGCTTTACATAATCCGGGTCAAGTTTGTTTAAAATATCTTTTCTGAGAGCCGCTTCTTCCTCTCCGTTTGGAAATTCATCCTTTATGGCGGCATCTACCGTTTTGTCGTATGATACAGGGTTCTTTACACGCTGTACATCGGCTTTCCACTTTTTGACGAACTTTTCCTGTACAATATTTCCCATATCGTCCGTTTCGGGTTCGTCAACTTGTTCAATGTTTAAATGAACATTGCTATATCCAGTGCCTAAATCAAAGATAAAGGCAGGCTTCTCGTCAAAAATCAAACCTCTTTCCATAGTTTAAATATCTAATGTTCCATCAAAATAATAACCCCTATTGAATTTTATGACAACATCTTCCAATGGTAAAAGGCTTTTGTCTACTTGGGAAAGGAATGCTCCTAATGTTTCGTATCCGCCTTTCACAAAGCATTTTTCTCCTTTGAACAGTATCTGCATTCTTACCCATGTACTATTGTCCTTCTTTGTAGATGGTCTTACATCAAAATCAAGAATGTCTATATGCTCATCGACAAGTTTGTCTATCTTTATATCCTTTCCGTCAAACTTTCTTGACACTCTTATATTTAAGTCACTAATCTTTGTCATGTGGCTATTATTATTAACTAAAACTTTATTAATTAAGTTTTTAGAATCACAGTGCATCAACATACCCATATAACTCGTAATTGATTTTGGGTTATTACGTTTTGACGCAAAGTTTTTCTTTATTCTCTTTCTTATTTTGGTATGACCAGGAGTAAAGACGAATCCACCGAAATCTATTCCTTCTGAAACGGGGAATATCCTGTAATTTTTCTTCATCTCTAGTTTCTTTTCATACCACAGGTAATTTCTTATCCTCCACAGCCATTCATGCAACTGTTTCTTGTCGTGGGATAATATCACCATATCATCGGCAAATCTGAAATAATGCTTTACTTTGAACTGCTCCTTTATAACATGACCCAAAGACCTTAATACCAAATGGCTTCCTATCTGAGCGTCAGGATTGCCAATAGCCAGACCTTTGTTGCTGTAATTAAGCGTATTCATAAGCCATAACGCATCCCTGTCTTTCAAGTCTTTGCTATATGCCTTCTTGTAAACGCTGTGTCTTACGGACGGATAAAACTTCTTAATATCCATTTTCAAAACGTATATTTTTCCGTTTTTGTCCATTTCAAGCAATGTCCGTTTCATCTTTCTCACAAGGGAATGCTTTTTAACCTTACTTGTAATACCCCTTTTGGGCAGACAGTTATATGAATCAAGTGTAAGGCTTTTTGTCCATCTGTCCATCATGGGTACCAAAAGGCTGTGCTGGATAATCCTGTCCGGGTAAAACGGGAGTTTGTGTATCTCCCTTACCTTTCCTGCATCAGTCACTTTCTCTATCACCTCATACTTGCTTACATGGTATGATTTGTCTTTGAGCATCTGATAAACATTCTGATGATATTCATCCTTATGTTTCTCATAATCCCTCACACCCCTGTGATTCCTCTTTCCTTTCTTTGCCTTTTCAGCAGCAGAGATAATATTATCCATACTGCCTATCGTTTCAAAAATATTATTCAATCTTTTCATCTTACGTGCTTTTCTTTGTCCGTTGAGCCAAAGATAACTAACTTTCCATATACCTACAACTGTAAATGTACTAATAAGTTCCCATTCTCAAACAATGGGTTGTCTTGACATTTTCCATCTTCCTGACGAGGCTTCTGTATAGCAGTAATTTTTTTTAGCACGTTAGCTGCCACCGATGTTCGTGTTCGCATTCGAAGGGGCATTGTTCGCATTACCATTCCGCAGAGAACAATTGTCGTTGTCCGACTTACCACCAAAGTAAACACCACCATTCTACAGACCGCCTTTTTTCAACTAACCGCCTTTGACAGACTTATTTAACTTTGCTGACGCATTTGGTTAGATTTTTAATTATGCAAACTTAAACATTATTAATATATTTTGCAAGTTTTGGGAGGGGGATTTTTCACTTCGTGAAAAATTAGGGTTGGGTTATTGTACAACGAAAGCCGCCACCGATGTTCGTGCCCGCATACGAAGGGGCATTGCTCGCATTACCAGGCCGCAGAGAACAATTGTCGTTGTCCGACTTACCACCAAAGTAAACACCACGCCTTCCAATCTTACCCGAATCTGCATTTCCCATAAACCAGTTGTAATGGCATTCCCCCGTGTGAAGATTGCTTCCCTTGACCTCTCCAATAAGAGAGTTCTTAAAGTTCTTCGTTATGTATCCTTCACCTCTAGCCATAGAACCGACAAATTCATATGTATTCTCAAAACCGTAAGATTCCCCAGGATTCTTTTCTGTGGCTACATTGTCCGTAGTCAGATTGTTCACGTCATAGGTCTGATAGATGTCTATGGATGTAGAATCGTGCATGACACAATCTATCCCACTGTACCACATCCATATATCTCCCCACCCGGCAATACGTCCGCGAATGATAGGCTGTGTGAAGCATATCTCTATTTCACGGTTTGTAACTGCCGCATTGTCAGGAATACTCCATCCGCTAGTTACAGTTGCATTGACAAACTTGGCTACGATACCCGACATCTCCCCGTCAGCCAATCCGTTATGACCTTGGAAGTTGTAGTATTTGTATTTTGTGCTTTCATATTCAAACTCGGTGTCGGGAGCGACATTGTGTTCCTTTGCGTATGACATGGCAAGCTGCGCTTCAAACATCTTCATGCAAGGACGGTAGTTGTTTATAAGCTGTGAAAAATTGTAAGCAGTTCCTGTTTCTGATGCTTTAAATCCTTGCCCGTTCATCTTGTAATACACATAGGTCTGACCGTCCGCCTTCTTGAATCTGACGCCTGTCATTTTCCCCCAGCTTGACGCATCGGGGGCTGAATCGTTGGATGATATTCCTTTTCCGCAAACAGACTGTGCGTGTAGGTATTTTGTTCTGAATTTGATAAAGAGAAGCGTACACCACACTTCAAGGTCAAGGGCGAAGGCATTGGCATAAGGATAGTTCTTCGTAATGTCCGGGTTCTTTGCCATGGCGTATTTCTCAAAATCAAAACGTGATACATTTGTCGTAGGCCATCCATTTCCTTCCATTATGTTTACGCCTAGATTTCCTACTGATGTTGCTCCTTTTACCGTGTTGTCAAAAATAGATCTCTGCTTCCCATCCTTTATCGTGGAGTAACCGATACTCATTCCGAACGGTTTTATCTCTATGGACGTATCGCCACCGTATGTAAACGGAGCGTCACTGACTAGCCTTCTTTCGTATGTATCATCCGTTCCTCCGTTGATTATCCAGAAAGGCTTGGTGTTTACAAGCATAATATCGCTTCCGTCATCTGTTACATCAGTTCCGTCAATAACAATATTTGACGGGCTACCGTCAGCCATTTTGAAGAAATTGGTCTGGTCAAGGAATCCTACTACCTTACCGTCCTTTACCTTTGCCGCACGGAAAGAGTTGAGGATAGGATGTGATGTCTTGAACTCTTCCTTTCCTATCCATGTCTGAAATACAGGGTCTGTCTGCCCTCTTCTCATCTCCACTCCATATATGTTCCCCTGCTGCATCTTTATCTGTTCGAGAAGCGTTTTGTAGTCATTGGTGAAATCATTTGTGGATAACTCCTTACCGTCCACCTTGTCTACCTTCTTGTCTAGGGCTGTTTTCTGTGCGGTGGATACGGGCTTTTCGGCATCGGACGTATTGTCCACATTTGACAGACCTATATTGTCTTTTGTTATATTGACATTTCCTGTCCTGTAAGACTGTTCGGCATTACCTTTCACGCCTATGACGGTATTCTTCTGTGCGCCTTCCTGTATCCCGTCAAGTTTGGTTTTTAACTGGGTAGTAAAGTTGTTGTCGGTATGAACATAGTTTTCGTCCATTACCATGCCTTGTCTTATCTTGGACACCGTGACGGATTTGTTCTCTTTAGGGCTTCCCGTCACACATGGTATCATCTCTTCTCCCGTAGCGGTCTCAACGGGAGGCATCTGTGAAATTTTAAGATTATCTTCCATTATATTATTCCGTTAATATTAAACCATCGTTTTCAAGCAATATGCTGTATCCATTTTCAGTGATTACGGTATTCCGAAGAACCTCTAGCGTTATCCTTGAATCAGCAAGCTTCCATGAATTGTCAGAAAACGGCATATACCCGTCTTTCTTTACAGACAGCGACATCGTGCCATTTACCATACCCCGTACTTTTACTGTACCGTCAGACAATGTTTTGTACTGTACGCCTCCCACCGTGACCGTTGCATCCTGTATGGGTGAGCCGGATACGTCCACCACCGTTATCGTTACGATAGCCTTCGGTATATAGTAATCAATCAAATCCTGCTCGGTGAATCCGTCAGTTTCCTTTGCCGGAACAGCATCAAATAGTATGGACTTATAGAATGCCAAAGAACCATATCTTGTAAAATGCTTATAATCTGATAGGAAGAACCCCATCGTATTACCTGTACTAGTATATGTTCCATTCAATATTTGAGTTTCATCTCCTACATAAAGGGTCATTTTATTACCATTACCCGTAAGAATATAATCCGTCTTGACTTCCGAATCATTAGGTAATTGAACATTCATATAAGTACCATTTCCAAACCTACTAGTATTTTTACCCTGATTTTGCAAAAGTAACCACCCATTATTGTTATTAGAACCTGAAACTGTTGAAAACATACCTTTTGCTGTTCCAGTAGGTTTTATAACAGCACACTGATAAAACATCATATAATTTTGCAGGGCGACAAAATTCTGGACTTCACCATAATCATCCACTCCATCCGTTACTAAGGCATTTGGATAAAGCGGCTGGAACGTAAATTTAATATCTACATTATCAAAAGTGCTCTGACTGAATGTAAGCCCAATAAATATAGTTTTAACTGTTTCCGTATCATTGGTATAGGTATAGGCAGGAATTTCAAAAGTGCCATTACCTTTATCAGCACCTCCCGATTCATACATTCCCCATTTCAAATCGTCCGGCATACCTTCCACGGTTATAGTAAATGCAGGTCTTGTCAATGTTTCACCCACAGCCACAGAATTACTATCCCCTACGCCATTCTTAGTCCATACAATGCCTAATATATCAGTGACTTTAGCAGTTATTTCAATAGAGTAATCACCAAATGTACCTACTATAATATTTGACCTATTATGATATGATTTCGCATTTAACGTATATCCTCCCACACCGCTCATTGCCGCGAACAGGAAATTGTTAAGTTTCAGCGGTCTGTTGTTTCCGCTGAAATCCTGCAAGTATGGATTGGCTTTTAGTATCTCGTTTGTGGGAACGGATTGTCCTGACGGGAGCTGGGTAATGGTGATATTACAAGCACCGACTATGTTTATACTCCTAAAACCTATATTTCCTGTTACACTATTAATAGGTTCTAGTGTATAAGTTCCATTTTTAGGCATTCTTACCAATGGGTTGTTATTATATCCCCATGCTATTTCTTGACCGTCCAATAATCCATCTACCGTAATCGTTATGCCACTAAACTTTTTAGATTTGGCGATATATATACATGTATTATTTACGGCATCAAAATTTGTTATATTGACACTCTTGTTTGTCACGGTATATTTTGCTCCTGTGAATTTCGTCCAATCATTAAAGTTTTCCGCATAAACATCCACAGGCTTTGACATATCATACCAAAACACCATGTGTTTTGGTATCCATTTTTCTATCACCTTGTTTATATCGGTTTTTCCTGTACCTGCCGATTTTACAAGTCCAAGCCTTCCTATGTTAAAAAAACCTATCTTTCTCATATCACGTCTGTTTTAGCCCACTCATCAGATAAAAGCAGCTTCTCAAACTCTCTTGTGCCCGTGTCGTATGTGTCGTAAGGGAAAGGGTGTTCCGTTCCGTCCTCAGGTAACGTCATAGGCATCACTTCCATAACCTTCTCGGTATGGATAATATAATACAGACCGTCTGTCGATTGTCTGAAAACGGACAGATCATCTTCCGAAAACATAATCTCGGCATCTATTTTTGGTACTATGGAAAACTGCATATTATGAATTTTATCTATTATCGCAAAGATAATTAAAAAAAAGTTAAACGTATTGGTTGCATACGGTTTTATGTCGTATATTTGCTGAAAATTTAAAAAAAATATAGCGATGAATGTACTAAGTTTATGTGACGGGATAGCTTGTGGACGTACTGCACTAGAGAGAGCAGACATAAAGGTAGACAAGCATTACGCAAGCGAAATAAACGAACCGTCTATCAAGGTTGCACTGGATAATTATCCCGATATAATTGAATTAGGGGATATTAGAAACTGGGACAAATGGGATATACAGTGGAAAGATATTGATTTATTGATTGGCGGAACACCATGCCAGGATTTCTCACAGTTAGGAAAAGAGAAACTGAACTTCGATGGCGAACGTTCGGGATTGTTCTTTGAATACGTCAATATACTTAACCACATCAGACAGTTTAACCCTAACATAAAGTTCATGCTTGAAAATGTGAAGATGAAATCCGATTGGGCTGATTTGATTTCGTCACATCTTGGAGTAGACTATGTGTATATCAACAGTTCCGATTTCTCCGCGCAAATGAGAGCAAGATACTACTGGTGTAATTGGGAAATACCTGCATGGAAGGACAAGGGAATATTGTTCAAGGACATCATCACGGACGGGTATGTGGAGAAAGACAAGTCATGGTGTATGCTTGAATCATGGAACAGGTTTGCCAAGAACCCCGAATCACTGTTGAGAAGATATAAAAAATCACTTACACCGCTTATATTCAAATCACCCGACTGTAATCCAGAAAAAGGATTCAGAACGCCAAATATTACGGAAGCGGAAAGATTACAGACCGTACCCGAAGGATACACCAAGTCGGTACAGCCACATATAGGCATGGGTCTGTTAGGAAACGGATGGACGGTAGATGTGATTAGTCATGTTTTTAAAGGACTTATATCATAAAAAAAGTCAGATAAGTGGATTTATTATGGAAATAAAGAATGGAATAATAATAGATGGTGTGTTGCATGAAATGAGCAAAACATTCAATGAAAATTTCGATTGCAGCGAATGTTCATTGTGTAAAGAATGCAAAGAGTGTAAGATGGAGCATGAATCATACCTGTGTAATGTGATGGGATGTTTCTGTTTTGTCAATCGTGGCAAAGTAACGGATATTAAAACAGAGGAGGAAAAGAAATGAAACAGACATTAGAAAAAGCGGCTCATTCTTTCGCTGAAAGCAGAAGCAGCGGAAGTATGTTTCCGGCATATTATATGGGGTTTATCGCTGGCGCAGAGTGGCAGAAAGAACAAGCTATCGAAGTTCTTTCCTCCGTTTTAGAGAATTGGGTACATGGCGGTGATGCAGACTGTATCATTGCGGAGTTTGAGGAAAAACTAATGAAAACGAAATAAACACTCCCCCTTGCTGGTAAACGGCAAGGGGGATGATTGTGCTTATAACCCAGGACCCATAGAAAGAAGCAATGTACTTCCCTTATATGCAGCACTGTTAAGGCTTACCCATACCCTTGCAGTTCCTGCATTAATCAGTTCCGATGATATTAATATTCTCACCTTCTTGTCAATGCTGGAATTGGCGGATACTTGGAAATTTTCTATTGTTTCTCTTGATTCACCTATAACCATAGGATCTTCAAATTTCTTACTTGCAAACCTAGACATACAACTATTATTACGGAAAGAAATAAGGCTACTCGAACCGTTTCTTACTCTTACGGTAACTTCAATATATCCCATAACGGATGGCATCACTTCACCAAGTATTGTTATGCTTACGTAAGAACCAACTATCTCTATATATCTTTTACTTACCATTGGTACGGAATATGCTATATGAGCAATATCGGGATCATCCTGCTTCAATATAGCTGTACTAAGGAAAGGATAAACTTCCCAATCACCAGCAGTCATACCCCACGAGTTTACAGTAACCGTAGCGTATCCTGTTCCTATCTTCTTGTCGGCAGTAACACGCCTAGACATCTGACTGGTCTTGTGCTTAACATAGACACCGAAATAGCAATCAGCTATCTCGGCAAAGTCACCCATGTTAAGAAAATCAGTATCATGCCCCTCCGATGGCATCATTATAGCCGCAGAACAGACAAAATTACTACTTGTAAACTGATTGGTAGCAGTATCCGGGCAGGAGAATCTACTTATCGGTGGACTGGCAAGATGGTTGTATCCGTTAAAGTCGGTAAGGCGAAATGGAAACTTCCCTCCTGTAGGTGGGGTGTATTCCCATCCGTTCATGCTTCCATCAGCGTGTTTTGGCGCATCCCAGTATCCTGCCATTTGGAAAGGCTTGACACCACAGTTTCCATCCCATCCTTGCCACCATTTTTCATCTGGTCCAGGAGCAAGGCTTTCATATCTTACAGGCTTGTACCGTGCCCACGGGTTTATTTTTCCGTGGGTGTTTGCACAAGCGTATCCTAAATCATAATCCCCACCAACACTGCCTATGCCAAGAGTGGCGAAAACGTCACCATCAAGGTTTATCGGGGCTGTAATCTTTCCATTAGAATGACTCATAATATTTTTTTATTTATTAATTGTTAATTCCTAATCTATTTTCCAATTCTCTTACTCTTTTCTTTAATCTTGTAACTTCATCGTCAACTTCCTGCAAACCTTTCCATACAACGGGGATAAGTCTTTCATAATCTATGGTGTAATAGTCCTTGAATATGTCACTGACCCACTGACTGTAACCGCCGGAAAGTAAATCCTGGGCGATAAGACCATAATTCCATTTTTTATGATTGAATATCTCGGAATTTCTCTTGGCAAGATTGTTCCAGTGATATTTCACGCTCTGGAATTTGCGGATAATACCCATAGCGTCATAATCCTGAATATCGGTTTTCAACCTTATATCGGAAGAGGACGCTTTGGCGGTTATTGCTCCGGTTGCGATGATATTAGCACTACTTGTAATATTCTTTCTTGCATATATTCCTCCACTGGTTGATATTGCAGTAGCTGTACTAAAATCAGTATTATCTTCATTTTCAACATAAAATCTCTTTCCCCCGAACACTCTCACCCATGAACTGTCTTGCATATATATTCCACCACCATAATTCTGATGATACCACCCTGAATTTCCTGTGCTTCTGAACCAATCGCTGCATTGGATGGAACTTGGGAGTTTTAAATATACATTACTACCACCATTTACATTAACGCCAGCACCTGTATGGGAGGAATCATGGTCTTGTATATAGAATGTTCTGGCAGTAGTCCACACATCCGCACTAGAAGCCCTACTGTCAGCCAGCGTGGAAGCACCTCCAGCCGATACAGCCACAGACGTGTTGGAGGTGGATTGCAGATTTTCCCATGCGGAAACGTTACACCCATAAGACCAATATTGATATTCAATGTTTGCATTGTGGTATGAACCAATTTGGCGCACCTGCAATTCAAAATTGTTTGTTCCTACACGTACAAGGCGAATGTTATCCATTCCTTTTGCAAATGTGGGGAGATAAAGGCGTGCTGAATTTTCAACATTTCCCACACTGCTATCAGAAGAACTAGGGCCACTTCTCATATAAAATATGGCACAGAAGTGATAATTCCATACTTCTGACTGTGCATGATTTCCATAGGCATACCATATCCTTCCCCAAACCGTTACTGACCTATATGGCGTGGCTCCCGATTCAGAACAAGCGAATATCTTTTTCCAACCATTATCTTCACCACCTAGAGCAAATTTTACTGCATAGCATCTACCTATATTGTAATTTCTAGGTAAGAAATTAAGATGCCAATTGTCCAGCATATCCGCGTTCAAGTTGGTATTCAATGTAGTGGAATTGCATTGGTAAGGTGCTTTGCCTGTGCCTACGGTGGACACGAACCTGCTCGATTCAGCATAATTACCTATTACAACCTTGTTATCTTGCAGTGCGATATTGCATAATACATTATTGCTTGAATTTCTTGAATCAATCCAAGCATAGGAACCTCCACCGCCCAATACCAACCGTCTAGCCGAATCCCAGTTTGCAGCAAGATAACCATGATGAGATATAATAGTATTGAATACATCTAATGCCCCTCTTCTAACATCCAACCACATGGCATTGTTTCCTTGTGCCACAAACATTCCGCTAATAGTAGGATACCAACCTATTCCATTCCAAGAACCAAAACGTAAATTCGCATCGGTTGAAGAAGCTGTATCACCACCATCATGAATCCAATTACCCGAAGTTTTAACTACTCTTGTTCCATGAGGAAAATAAAATCCTTTGTTGGTATCCATCGCCAAATCCCCCGTCATGGTGTCACCAGCTTTCTTCACGTAGCGTCCGTCAGAATAGCTGGCGTAGTTTACACTGTCAAGTAACATTCTCCAAGGTCTTTTATCGTCATTAAATCCGCTTCTGTATTGAATACCATTAGTGTGTGAATCTGACGCTGAGGACTTGTGATTATACCATATATCTAATCTCGTATTTCCTCCTGGAAGAGATATAACAGCACCATAATTATATATAGGATTAGCCATTCCGTCAGGCTTTGCATTATTGTACTGTCTTATACCTATCTGTGACCACAATGTATTATAGCCGTCAATGCCATAAGTATCACGGTGTCTTAAAAACGAATTTTCATGCAATCCATCAACCATGTCTGCATTAAGATTACCCACAACCGTATTGCTTGCCACAATAAACGGAGCAGTACCACTTGCTACGACAGATTGTAACGGAATATAGCTTACAACCCTGCCCGGTGCTATGCTGAACAAGTTCCTCAAAACAGAGCTTGTACAAATACTCTCTACCGTACCTGATATTGTACTTGCATAAGTCTGGAATAAATGGGCGGCAGCAATATGTCTTATTCTGTCAGGTCCAGAACCACCTACGGTTGTGGCATCTATATCACTGGAGCTTAAATCGTTTCCTTTAAACAGGACCAGCTCACCACTTTCCTTACCTCCCCAAAATCTTTCAGCAATGAACGTATGGCTATAACTGCCCGGTCCATCTCCTGTCGTTCCGTAGAAATATATGGTGTTGGGAGAAGTACCGTTCCCTATCTTCAAATCACCGCTCATCGTTATGCTACCAACGCCTGTCATGTTTCCGCTTACGTTGGCTGTACCGTTGAAAGGCTGCCCCCAAAGGGTACGGGAGGTGGCAAGAGCGTGAGCGGAACTAGCCCAGTTATAATATGCTGGAAGCTCTGAGCCACTATCTGACGGTATAGTAGTGTACCAAGTCTTGTTGGATATGTTTGTGGTAATGCCACGTCTATTTAAGATTGATACTTGACAATCACTGTAATCATAAAAACGCCAAAACAGTCTTACTTTCTTGGTTGTAGTATTATAGAATAATCTCCACATTGTATCACCAAGTGAAATAGTGCTTCCGTAATAATTCAAAGACCCAATATAACTTGTACTCTCTTGATTCGTTGTATGAAATACAATACTTATCATACCTGTACCTGCGTGCCTACTATTTACTAGAAGTGTCATACTGTTAATAGACCATCCACCCGTCACAGTACCCTCAAATACCAATCTGTACCCTTCATTATTTCCGTCACCGCTGGAAAGTGTTACATATTGGTTAACACCATCTGCCCGTAAAAATGAAGATTGATGATAACCGTCTAGTAAATCTGCATTTAAATTATTAACAAGCGTATTGCTTGAAACTATCAAAGGTGATAACCCTGTGGCAACAGTCGACATGAATCTCGGTGCTCTCACATCATTTGGAGTGACACGTAAAACCAGCTTGTTGTTATGGTCTACTACACCAAACCCTGCACTATCCGTACTGCTTCCTCTAAGGTTTCCTATATACCAGTATGTGTCATACCAGTTGAACCTTAACCCGTTTTTTATAGAAGTAAGCCCACCATCATCGTTCTTGATAACTCCGTTATCTTTATAGATATTGGTAATATCACAATTTTCCACTCCCTTGAATACGATTGCGCCGGAAGTGGAAGCGGATGTAAGGGTTCCAGTCATAGTATCGCCAGCCTTTTTCACCCATCTACCGTCCAATACGGAAGTAGGGATATGACTTGCATCTATGACTTTACTTGAATCAGCCTTTTTCAATTCAGCCCACATAGCGTCAGCGTCAAGTCCTCCCTGCCCAGCCATGTCGTACAGTTTCTTTATCGTGTACGCATTAAACGTATTGTCAAGGTCTGAATCGGAGAAGGTTGTGCCGTCAGTAAGGTTTGTGAAGCTGTAAACGGTATTTACAACACCGCTGC